TTGAGGGCCAGATCAAAGGCTTATAACCTCTCTCTGGCAAAGTTTCATATAGTGACATCTCAGTTTGTGGAGTACCCAAGTATATCACTCGTCCATCGGGTTTCAGTATTGCATCAAACTCTTTAACAGCTTCACTGATCTTGTCTCTCATAGTCTGAGTCATGGAGTTGTTTGGAATCTCCACATCATCAGCAATGATTATGTCAGCACGGCTACCAGCTAATTGACCTGTAATACCTGCTGACTTAACGGATGGACTGTGTGAGGCTTTAGCTGGGCCAACATCAAAGCTAATCTTGGATTGCCTTTGGGAACCCTTTGGCATTAAGTGTTGCAGCACCGGCATCTCTGTGATTAGACGCATGGTAAACGTACTGAAGTCATCTGCCCTAATCTTAGAAGCAGAGACCACAAGTATTTTAACTTCAGGATTCAACAGTAGTTGGTGACATGCGTATGCACTTGTTATGTAGCTTTTTCCCACCCCCCGGAATGCTTCAATCACTATTCTCTTTTCGTCATGATCCTGTAGGTACTGAGCTATGTCATACTGAACAGGAGTCGGCTCTGGCAATCCTAAGTGTTCCCACACCACAAAAAGGAAGTTACGGAAGTCTTGGATCAATTCTGACTGTTGTGTGTACATTGGATTACCTTATATAGTGCTCAGATCGCTCTGTAACGAAAGGAAAGGACTTGAGGGTACCTCTGGTACCTCTTGTATTAATTAAGTGGACTAGAGGACACTTTCTTAAGATCTTCCTTCTTTGGAAATGGTAACACATTAACTAAGTGTCCAAGAGGACTATCTTGCATAGCAAGACCTTCTATTCCATTATCCTTGAGAAACTTAATTGCATTACTTATGTCTGCACTAGATGCTTCTCCTGTTGCTATTCTGTCAGAGAGTTCTCGTGCTACCTGAGAATGTAGGTTCTCTAGGGTTTCTTGGGGTGCTTTCATTTAGTTCCTTTACATTTACATGGGTTACACGTACATGGGTTACATTTACACACATTTACCTTTGTAGTCATTAATTGCGGCTTTGATTGCATCCTCTGCTAGAACAGAGCAATGTATTTTAACTGGAGGTAACGAGAGTTCTTCTACTATATCAGTATTCTTAAGTAACTCAGCTTCATCTAAGGTCTTACCTTTAACCCATTCCGTTACTAAACTTGAGGAAGCAATAGCAGATCCACAGCCAAAGGTTTTGAACTTAGCATCAACGATCTTATCGTCTTCCACTAGTATTTGTAGCTTCATAACGTCTCCACACTCAGGAGCACCCACAAGGCCAGTACCGACACTACTACTCCCACTATCCATACTACCAACATTACTTGGTCTTTCATAGTGTTCTATTACTTTCTCGCTATAGGACATCTAGTAGCTCCAGATCCAAGGTCTCATGTCTGATTCTATTGTATCCAAGTGAATAAACCTAGAAGAGTGTTTCCCTTTTTGAGAGATTCCTATACCTTTCCAAGTATTAGAACGTATCATTGCAAAGCTCAGGATCTCATGAGCTAACTTACCAGAACATAGGATGTCAACTGCTTTTCCAGTAGTATGCGGCCCTTCTTTTCCTGTGGAACTAATACTATCATTATGAGTAGGGCAGCGGTATGCTGACGAGAGCTTCAGAGGTTTCTTCATGGCATCCCTGAGTCCTTGTAAGGCATCCAAAGTCTTCTGATCAAAGTGATTCTTATCACAATGTGAACAAGAGAGTTCTAAGTCTTCAAAGTTTTTACTTGATATTCCCATTATGTAGCTTCCTTTAAAGTAAGTGGTGCTTGAGTTGGACAAATGATATTCATCTTCATACCAAGTTCTTTAGACTGTTCTGAAGTTAGTGCTAGTACTTGTGCAGGAGTAAATGTAGTTCTCATGTGATCCACATAGCAATCACATAACCTAACTCTTTCTGGTTGGTCTATATGAGGTGCTACCATTTGAAACTGAGTAGAACACATGTACCACATGGCTCGTACCTTTTCAGTAGAAAACTTGATCGCCT